CACTTCATAAATGGTTCAAGGGTTCTAAATCTAAGGACGGTAAAGGTGGATGGGTCAACGTAGTCACAGGTGGAACCTGTGCAAGCGATGAACCTGGTGAGGGAACACCTAAATGTGTTTCTTCTGCAAAAAGAGCAAGTATGAGTAAGAAAGAGAGATTATCTGCAGCGAGAAGAAAGAAAAAAGCAGATCCAAATCAGCAGTCCAAAACTGGTGCTGCAAAACCAACATATGTTTCAACTGACAAACCTAAAAAACCTAAAAAGAAAAAGAAAATGAAGGAAGAATTTATCTCATTACCACTTCAACTTGAAGTTCCACAAAACAATGGAGAATTTAGATTAGGTCTAATGTTCCGTGAGAGTTTGGAACAAGATCGTGGTATGCTCTTTGTGTTTGAGAATACTGATCAACATTCTTTTCATATGAAGAATACTTTCATACCTCTTGATATTGCTTTTATAAACGAAGAAGGTGTGATTGAAAGTATCAAGGAATTAGATCCAATGAATCCAATTCCTGTATATCCTGATGGTGACATAAGATATGCAGTTGAAGTAAATCGTGGTTGGTTTGCAGAGAACGGTGTAGAGGTAGGAGATATTCTTTTAGAGGATACAGAAGAAACAGAAATAGATCTTACAGAAGTCAAAGATAAGAAAGGAAAGGGTAGTGGTACAAAAGATGCTTGCTATCATAAAGTCAAGTCAAGATATTCAGTTTGGCCAAGTGCTTATGCATCAGGTGCATTAGTTAAGTGTCGTAAAGTCGGTGCTGCAAACTGGGGTAATTCTAGAAAAGAGGAAGTAGAATTTGAAAAAGAGTACATAACAGAAGTAGATAGAGAATTAACAATTGCGGCTGCACTTGGTGGTAAAGCAATTTCAAAAGGAATAAAAGCTGCTAAAGAAGTTGGAAAACTAATTAAACAGGGTGTTAGGACAAAAGGAGTTGCTGGTGGTTCTATAAAACCAAAGAAAGGATTTTACAATGTTAAATCTGGACCAAACACTCCTTCCTATTTGGGATTGAAGAGACCTGCAACTGGTGGTAAAAGAACTGTGAAAGCATCTTATGGTAAAAAACCTGAAAAATCTTTCATGCAATCACAGAAAGATAAACTTGAGGCACAAAAGAAAGGTATAAGTGTAAAGGGTTTAGAAAAACAAAGAGATGCATATGCAAAAGCTGTTGAAAAACAGAAAGCAGCAGGAAAAGAAGCTTTTATAAAAGCAAATGCTCCAAGAACAGGAATTGATGTTAGAAAAGGTAAGGGTCCTGTAAAACAAATAGATGCAAGAAAACTTACTAAACCAAAATTTGAACATTATGATTGGAGAAGTGAAGTAGATGAAGGAGTTATGGCAATTCCAATGGTTGCTGGTGGGATTGGTAAGGCATTAGGTGCTGGTGCAGCCGCTCTTGGTGCTGCTGGAATGATGATGAAGTCAAGAAAGAAAAAAGAGGATTCACCCTTTAAACTTAAAAAGGGAACTAGAGTAAAAAGTCAACTTGATCCCTCAGACGCTCAAAAAGAGGCTGAGTTAGATATGAAGAAGAAAAATAAACAATTTGGCACACATTCAGAACAGTTTTCTGATTGGAGACAAGAACTTGAAGAGAAGTGCTGGCCAGGATATGAAAAGAAGGGAATGAAAACAATGTTTGGTAAGAGGTATCCAAACTGCGTAAAAAAGTCAAAGAAGAAGAAGTAAAGGATGCTTCTTCTGAACTACAAGAAAAGAAAAAAATTAAGAAGAAAATTAATAAACCAGTTAAAGACTTAAAAGACTTTGATCCTGCTGGTTATTTTAAAAATAATCAATTAATGCCTGGTTCTGGTATTGATAAAAAAATGATTGATGAAAAAATCAAAATACCAAAGACTCCAAAAAATCCTAAAAATATGGCATTACCAAAGGGAGTAAAGTCTCCTGTTGATTATACAAAATTGTATATGTCAAATGAAATGGATGGTGATACTATTTCTGAAAAAGCATTATCTAAAAAACAACAACAATTTTTTGGAATAGTTCGTGCTATTCAGAAAGGAGAGCAAGCACCAACCACACCTGAGACTGCAAAGGCAGCTGCAGATATGAAAAAATCTGATGTTAAAAAATTTGCATCAACAAAACATAAAAACCTTCCAGATAAGATAGAAGAGAAATTAGATAATGATGACAAACCATTTGTCAAAAAGTTAGTGAAAAATTTGAGAAAAGGTTCTAATACTCATGCTAAACAGGCAGATAAATTAGAAAAGGCAATGAATGAGCAATTAGGAGGCACAGGTGCTAAAGTTGCTCCATCACCTCAAGAAATGAAGAAAAACTTAACAACTGTAAAAAAAGAAGCACCTGCTAATAATCTTGAATATGGAAATATTGCTCAAAGACAAAAAATACAAGGTAAACTTGAAAACATGGGGAATCAAAGAGCAACAACGACTACAACTTCAGGAACTGGTGCTGGTGGATTAAAGAATATGAGTATTTCTGATGCAGGAACTGTTAAATCATTTAATGCAAAAGTAATTAATAAAATGGGTAATATGGGTGGTGCTAAATTAGAAATGGATTCTGGTGGTCTTGTTCCAAATGTAGGTAAATTTGTACAAGATGTAGGTAAAAATGCTTTGTCAAAAAATACCCTTGTACCAGATGCTATGAAGGGACAATTAAATAAAGGATTAGCAAACACTGCACAACAAATTAACCAACAAACACCAGGTACAGATGCTTTTAAACAAAAAACTATCGCAATGCAAATAAATAAAAATGTTCGCAAAAATCAGAATTTGAATGCATCATATAATATGAATGAAGATATTGCAGATGAGGCATTGACCATACAAGATTGGAATTCTGATAATGTAAACTACACAGAAATAGAAACCGTGGACGTTATTAAACCAAAACCACTAAGACCTGCACCATCAAACTGGAGAGAAGAGTTAGATGAAGATTGGCAGAAGGTAAATCGTAAAGATAAGACTGATGGTTTAAGCAAAAAAGCAGTCAAGGCATATCGTCGTGAAAATCCTGGTTCTAAATTACAAACTGCTGTAACGACCAAACCATCTAAATTGAAGAAAGGTTCTAAATCTGCGAAGAGAAGATTATCATTCTGTAGGAGAATGAAAGGTATGAAGAAGAAACTTACTTCTGAGAAGACAAGAAGAGATCCTGATTCAAGAATTAATAAAGCACTACGACGTTGGAACTGCTGATAATATTTACTAAATAGTCAATAAAGTTTAGAATTATGTTAATTAAAGTCTTAGCAGCGGAGGGTAATTTATCATCTGCTTCAAATGTTGACTCAGCTAGTGTGGTAAGACTTTACAATGGTCATTCCGCAGCGATAGTCATAACTAGAAAAGATTCGGGTGGAACTACTATTGGTAGTTTTACATTAGGAACTCTACAATCAATTGTTATTGAAAAGGATTTTTCAGATACATTAACTGCAGCATCAAACGGTGCAAGTGTTAAAGCAGTAAAGGTTGCATTTACTATTTCATAATCTTTAAATGAGTGAAGTTTATCTTGGTAATCCTAACTTAAAGAAGGCAAATACCCAGATTGAATTTACACAAGAGAATATTATTGAGTTCTTAAAGTGTAAAGACGATCCAGTTTATTTTGCGAATAATTACATAAAAATAGTATCTCTTGATGAGGGACTAGTTCCGTTTAAGCAATATCCTTTTCAGAAAAAATTAATTAGAAATTTCCATGAGAACCGTTTCAATATATGCAAGATGCCTCGGCAGACTGGTAAGTCAACAACGGTTGTATCATATTTACTCCATTATGCAATATTTAATGATAATGTTAATATTGCTATACTTGCAAACAAGGCTTCTACAGCCCGTGATTTATTAGGTAGACTACAACTTGCATATGAAAACTTACCAAGATGGATGCAACAGGGTATTATATCTTGGAACAAAGGTTCATTAGAAATAGAAAATGGATCAAAAATATCTGCTAATTCTACATCATCATCTGCTGTTCGAGGTGGATCATACAATGTTATATTTCTTGATGAGTTTGCATTTATTCCAAATCATATCGCAGATGATTTCTTTGCATCTGTATATCCAACAATAACTTCAGGTCAAAAAACAAAAGTTATAATTGTATCTACACCACGAGGTATGAATCATTTCTACCGAATGTGGCATGAAGCAGAAAGAGGAAAAAATGAATATATTCCAACTGATGTTCATTGGTCAGAAGTTCCTGGTCGTGATGAAGCATGGAAAGAATCTACGATTGCTAACACTTCTGAGCAACAATTCAAGGTCGAATTTGAGTGTGAGTTCTTAGGATCTGTTAATACATTAATAAATCCTGCAAAACTTAAAAATTTAGTTTATGAAAATCCAATACAAAAAAATGCAGGATTAGATGTTTACGAAGTACCTATAAAAGATCATAATTACCTAATTACGGTTGATGTTGCTCGTGGATTAGGTAATGATTACTCTGCATTTATTGTTTTTGATATAACAAATTTTCCTTACAAAGCAGTAGCAAAATATCGAAATAATGAAATCAAACCAATGTTATTTCCAAGTATTATTGATGATGTTGGTAAAGCATATAATAAAGCATTCATA